ATTATTATATTATATTATATCACTAACTAGTATTATATTATAGTATTATATTATAACACTAATCACTTAATATATATAAACTATTTAATATGATTAAACTATTTAATATGGTTGAACCACTTGATATATCTAAAAGCGACTAATCCCTAACCTCAACCCCAAACCATACAACCCTTGACAATCCCTAGCGTGTGTGTTGTAATTTGCGGGCATATAAATATCTCTTCCTATTCTTTTATTAACTAATTTATTAACTTATTATATTATAGTTTATAACTCTATGCGTTTTTATTCAGTTTAACCTTAGGGGGAGTTTCTTAATCCTATTCCTAATTGTTTTATGCATCCCCTCCCAATTTTGAACGAAAAATAAAACATATATACGACAGTGCAATACAAAGAAAAAAGCCCGTAGTAACACGGACCTTATATTATTATATTATATTATAGCCTTATCTCTTTGTAAATAGGTCTTTCAGAGGAAGGCATAAAAAAAAGCCACCTTTGAGACCTATTACATTTGGAAGAATTTAAGATTCTTGTATAGAGGTTTAGCCTCTTCTCTCTCATCCTCTTTAGAGGCGATGAGTCCCCAAATGTGGCAATTCCCACTTAAATCTTTACTACCCCTTGACAAAACAGAAGTTATGTGCTATGGTGGGGTAATAAAGACCGCAGATAAATGAAAGACCTTATAAAGTTTATCCGTCTTTATACTCGCAGAGGAAAATTTAACTTTCAACGAGTTTGTTATTTCAACAAAGGGAGCGTTCTTTTTAAAGACCCCGATGTGAAATTAAATAACTAGAAAAATCAGAAAAAAAGCTATTCTCTGGTTTTTTTAGTTTTGTTTGTTTTCTATTTTCAATCGTGAATTAGATTGCACTGTAGTAGATATTTAAGAGCAAATTAGACATTTAATATATATATGTGATTCCATTTCTCTAATATCTACTATAACCAGTATAGCAAATAAAAAACGATTTGTCAAGACCTGATTTCATTGAAGACTTGACAAAATGAAAAAAATAATATATAATACTTAATATGGAATTTGAACAAAAGCAAGAGATAAAGAAAATATATGAGGCGGGGATTAAAGAAGGCAGGAGTAATTTTGAAATTTTCCAAACACTTATTAAGTTTTATCCTGAGGCTAATAAACCTGTCAGGGGAAATTCTGATTGGTTTAAATTTATTAAATTAGTTGGTCCGTGGAAAAAGGAGGCAGAGGAAAAAGAAAGGGATAGGGAAATTAGTGATGACGAGGCAGAAGAAATACAAAATCAAAATAGAAAAAAAACAATTACTCTATTAGCTCGTTTTATTAGTGATGCTCAAAAAAATCCAAAAGGGATTAAAGATTGGGAGTTATCAAAAATTATGTCGTTCTATAAAACTATTCAGTCCGCAGAAGAAGCTAAAAAGAAAACTGATATAGCTAGGAACAAAATAAAATCTAAGTCAAAAAGAACAATTTTTCCTTATAAGCGACTTAGTGATGAAGAAATCAATAATTTACAAAAAGAAATAAATGAATCCTTCACTAGAATTAGACAAGACAGAGCGGGAGAAGATAAATAATGTTCTTTATTCCCTCGGAGAGAGAGACCCAGTTTTCTTTGCAAAATATTTTCTTGGTCTTCATCTTAACCCGTTCAATAAAAGAGCATTATGGGCGTTAACCCATTATAAACAAATTATATTAGTTTGTGCTAACCAAGTTGGTAAAACTGTATCTCTTGCTATTGCTCATCTTTGGTTTAATTTTTATAAAAAAGGATTTAATGGAGATCCAGCTATGATAGATAGAGCTAGGTATGAAACTTTAAATCTAAGTCCGATTTCCAGACAGTCAAAAGAGGCATTTAGATATATAGAGGAAATTTTACATTCTAGTTTTTCGTGGGAAGAAGATGGAAAAAGATATTTAAACAAATGCAAGATAGAATGGTTTTTTGAAGGGAGAAATGAAAATGTGGGAAAAATAAATTTTTCAAATAATTCTTGTTTGCATTGTTTGTCAACAGCAGAAGATATGGGTTCTGGAATGGCAGGAAAACAATTTGCCTTTATTCCGTATGATGAGTGTGTTCAGTCCCATCACCTTGAAGAAGAACTTGGTGCTAGAATTTTTTCAAGAACAGCAAAATATTCTGGACCAGTTGTTTTAACTTCTACGCCAGACGACTTAGGTAAATCACAACAATATTGGTATCATCTTTATACCACAGCTAAAAGGGAAAAAGAAGAAGGAATTGAGGGAAATTGGCATTTAGTAGAGGGAGTTTATGATGAAAATATTTTTATTCCTAAAATCAAGAGAGATGAATTTAAAGAGAGATTAAAAAAACTTGACCCAATAAAATATAGACAAGTTATCTTGGGAGAATTTTTATCTTCCAAAGATAGGATGTTCACGACAGAAATGATAGAAGGATTATGGGGAATTAAAACAAAACCAACCCTGGCGATTTTAGACCACGAATATGTTATTATTACAGATTGGGGGGTTGCAGATGCAGGAGATGAAACGGTTATGATTGTGGTAGATATAACTGACCCAAATAATCTAGAGATTGTTAATTCTTATTCTAAGCAAGGAGGAGATCCAGTAGAACTAATGGCTATGCTTACATATTTGAGACTGGAATATTATGATGCAACTTTAGTTATGGATGTAGCAGATATGGGAGGCACAATTTTTAAAAAAATGTTGTCAAAATTTAAACCAATTTCTTTTGGACAGGGTAATAAACCAGATGCTTTATTCTTTTTACAGCTTAGGTTAAGGAATAATTTAAGACCAAAAAAGAGGGGGGGCTTGACAAATGTAGAAAATAATGTTAATACTAAATTAAAGAGTTATCATTTACCTAAATTGGAAAGACAGTTGGCTTCTTATAAGCTTGAAGATAAAAGAATTAAGCAGGACTGGGTTATGGTAATGGCTATGCTTTGTTGGTATATTGAGAAATATAAAACACAAAATAAATTAAGAGTTTTTCCTCTTAAGACTTTTTATAAATAAAACAATCAAATGAATATAAATCCACTAGTTAATAAAGAATTAACAGAAAAAGAACTTAGACAATATGTTATTGACAAAGATGTAGAATTAGATAAAGATTATAATGACAGAGTAAGTGGGGTTGTCAATTCTGTCGGAACTGGATATTCAATCGCTGGTTACTCAAACCTAAGAAATTTTTATGAAGGAGACCATTGGTCTTATGTTAAGGAAGATGGAACTCCTATTAGAGTTTATAATTATTGTAGAACAACTGTATCAAATTATACTTCTTTCCTTGCAAATGAACAGCCAGAGGATGATGTTCCTCCAAGAAATAGTTTAGATGATTTAGAAATTGCAAGGGCGAATGAGGTAGAAAAACTTTTAGGTGAAATTAAAGAGGATAATAATTTTCCTATTGTTTTTACAGAGGCAGTCCAAAATCAATCTTTACTTGGGGACTGTTTTCTTTTTGGTCCTTATGTTGAATGGATAAAAGTTGGAAAAAAAGAAATTCCAAGAATTAGATTTAAAAATATTAAGAGAGTTGAAAATGTTAGAATCATTTGGGCAGATGAAGATTTTGAAGAATATACTGGGTTTATATTCTATTTTCGTGTTGCGGTAAAAAAGGCAGAAAAGATTTATGAAAAACAGATGAAGGAAAGAAATATTGGTTCTCTTAATCCAAATATGCCAAGAAATTATGCTGTAGAAACTGGTGTGCCAATGGTTACAATAAAGGTATATTGGGATGATACTTATATGCTAGCAATGGTGGATGAACAGCCTATTGATTTTATAAAACACGACTGGGGATTTATTCCAGGAATTTATGTTCCAAATAGTCCTCGCCACTCTAAAAAACCTTGGGGAGTTTCTGATATTGAAGATATGCTTGACGCACAGGTTGAGTATAATGAAACTGCTTGTTCTACTAGGGGGAAAATAAATCAAGTAGCAGTTCCTCATATCTTTTATGCAGGAGAAGGAGAACCTCAAGAATATCACGCAGGTCAGGCAGAGATGATAAATTTAGGGGAAGAAGGTAGATTATTTCCAGATCCAATGGGACAATCAACTGCTCCATTTGATACTTATCTAGAAGGAAGAAAACAGGATATTCATAAACTCTCTATGATTTCTGAAATATTTTATGGTGGTGCTATGACTGCGAAAGCAACTGGTAGAGCATTGTCAGTCTTATTACAGGGAGTTAATAATAAAGTAAAATTAAAACAGCAAGTTTGGAAGGTAGCATTAAAAACATTAAATGCAAATATTTTACATTTAGTTGAAATATATGTGCCTGAGGCTAAAAAACTAATTCAAGGTTATTATAAAACAGATATATTTTTCCCAAGTATTTTGATTAGAGATGTTAATGAGGAAATCAATAAGTTTAATATGAAGCTTCAATCTCAATATACTACAATGAAGAATCTTGGAGTTCCTGCACCAAAAGAGGAACAAAAGGTTATGAAAAAAGAATGGGAAGACACAAGTTTAATGATAGAAATTTCAAGATCACCACAAATGAGATTACAAATTCAACAGATGATGGCTCAAGCAGTAGCAAGTCGTGGAGAAGAAGGTCCAATGCGAGGTCCAATGTTATCAGAAGCAGATGGTGGAGCTGGAAATACTGGGGAACAGTCAGCCCCAATGGCAGCTCCAGGAGTTCCCCAACAGTCGCCAACTTCGCCTGAAGGAGCAATAGCTCAAAAGGCTTTTAGGGGTCAATAATAATAAAAACTATGGCAGTAGAAAGAAAAAAAGAATTTGTATTAAATTTAGGAGAATTAGTTACAACACGCTTTGAGAGTTTTGTCAATGTTCGTAAAAACATATTAGCGAAAGAAGAAGCTGAATTTCAAAGAAGGATAATAGATGATGATTTAGATTTTGAATCACAACTTGCATATCGTAAAAAGCAATTAGAGAGAGAGTTAGAAAGAAAAACCTCAGATGTAAAATTTATAACTGAATTAAAAACTAGTATTTCTGATACTAAAAAAATTATTAGGCAAAAAAAAATAAGGGATAAACATTTTTCATTTTTAGAAGAATTATCTTCTGGTAAAAAAGGACTAGATGATTATGTAGTATTTTTAGAAAATGAAATAAATTCTGGAAATTGGAGTAGAGAAACCTTAGAGGGGAAAGATGGACTAAAACAAAAACTAATGGAAGTTAAAAAATCAATTATGGATAGTAAAACAAGAATTTTTAATGCTCAAATAACATTTTGGCAAAAAGATAGAACCCTTGAATCCTTTAATAAAGCTATTAGTGCATTAGATAGTAAAATGAATGAGATTGAAGTTCAAAAAAATCCAGAATTACTAGAGTCTTATAGATTAACAAAACAAGCACTTGAAAAACAAAAAACAGAGATTACAATAGAAAATAATATTACTAATTTATCTGTTCAATTATTAACAAAAGAAGTTGATAATCCATCTATTTACAAGCTCAATAATTTTAATGATTTATTTACAAATGCTTCTGATTTACCAGTAAATGTTGGTGGTATTCATTATAATTCTGAAAAAGAGTATTGGCAACAAACATTGTATGATTTTGTTCAGAATAAATTTGCTGCTGAATTTTCAGCTGAGACTAAGGATCAAGTTAATAGAACTTATAATAAATTAGGAATATTACCAAATGATTATTTGTCTTCTTTTAAAACTGTAACTCAAACAATTAAAAATAATACTGTCTTGGCTCAATTTCCAAATGTAGTTTTAGATGCTATTCAGGGTTCAGTTGCTAGTATTTTAGATACAAAGGCAAAAGAGATAACAACTAAGTATGCACTTGACAAAGGATTTATTGGGGAATCAGAATATAATTCTGCTATGAATGATCTAAAATCTTTACAAACTTATTTTGGAGAAGATTATTCTGTTACTCCTGCTATTACTGGATTAGAAAATAGCTTAGCATTGCATAAATATAATCTTGTTGGAGATATTCAAAGTTCTGCTCAGGCATTAGTTGATAGTGGGCAATATGCAACAATAGAAGAAGCAATTAAAGCAATTGGTCCACTTGCAGAAGTTGAAACACCATTAGAAACTTATAAGACTGGTTCTGCTACTGATATTGCTGCTCAAGAAATAGAACAAGGAAAAAAGATTCCAAGTATGTTACAACAAAAGACTGATGTTGAGCAAAAGATAAAAGATACTCAAGCTAAAATAGATGAAGCTAAAAGAAAAAAAGAGATGGAACAAAGAGCAGCAGATTTGAAAAAACAGATAGAGGAAACTAAAAGACAGATTGAAGCGGCAAAAAAACAGAAAAAAGCTACAACTCAACCAGTAGAAACTCAACCTGTTATTAAAAAACAAAAAACAGAACTTCCATTTCCTAAATCAACAGCGACACAAACTGCCCAACAGGTAATGACAGAATATAGAAAAAAACAAGCTGCTGGTCAATATACTTTTGAGGGTGGAAAATGGTATTCAATCAATAAATAATAAAAAATATGCCAAGTAGAAACTTATTACCAATTTTATATCCAAAACCAGGATTAAGTGATTTATACGATAAAGTAAATGATTTAATCAATGTTAAT